GCCATATTTATTACCGCTGTAATAATACTTAGGTTTAAGCTGCACTTTGGTGCTGTTTACGCTGTTCTGCGCGGCTGGTGTGAAATCCTCGGAAATATTCCATATAAAATCAGGATTCTGATAGTCGGAAGATTCGGCAAATGCCGCCTGAATACTGCCCCAAAAATTAACGGCAGCCGTCCCCGGTGTTGTCCAAATGCCGCCGCCTATATATGCTTTGCTCTGAACCTCCACCATATCAATGCGGACTTTTAAAATATTAAATCCTGCGGGCGGTGTTGTGCATTGCTTTTCAAATTTATAAGTTAGCCAATTACCTTGTAGCTGTTTAATGTCTACGACTTCCTCATGATTGGGAACGCTTGCGGCGCTAATCCAAAAACCGTCTTTATCTAATATCTTAATATTCGCGCTGCTATCTTCTAACCAAATTTTAATTTTAAATTTCGCGTCTATGTAGTAAGTTCCACTGCTTGCGGGATAATCAAATTTTGCTACGCATTTAACTTTTAATGGCGCTGCGCTTGGCGTGCTTCCTGTAATTATTCCCGTAGCTATTAACTCAAGGTAACCACTTGTTTTATTTGGCCTCGTTCTAATTTGCGTAACCGCATTAATGCGCTCAGTGTCAACTGTCAATAACTTTAGCGCGGGCTGATAGTATAAGTTTGGTTTTGCTGCCCACTGCGGACGTGCTGGCAACGTGCCAAGTTGATGCCTATGTGTATAGCTTCCTGTACCTTGATAGTTTAAAGTATAATTATAACGCCGGTATGGAATGGTTGAACCGCTATAAGCTGCTACATCGGTAACCCAATAGCCACCTTCTGCGTGCATAAATCTAATATTAAATATATCACAAACCTGCTCTATGGCTTCCTTACAAGTAACCATGTTTAAATCATAGTACCAGTTAACTGCAAGGTCTATGGCTTTCACATCTTGAAAAGGATCGTAATCCTCCAAAAATGTATTGATATTAACGCGCAACATATCCACGCCTTTACGCGTAGCATCTGCCGCATACATGCTTTGAGCATCGAAAAAATAATAATCCGATTTGCCTAAGTAAGGCCAATAATTATAAAGGTCTAATTCTTGTAAACACTTGCGGAATAAATAACTTACTTCGATATAATCACCGGTAAACCAACTATTTTTAACATTATAACCGTCTAACAATTCCAAGCCATCTACAGCAGTTAATTCGATTACAGGTTTACCATCAATGCTCTCGCGGTTTCTGTTCAATTGGTCGGCTAATATGCGGCCAATAAAAAACAAATCAGAGCCGCGCCATACTACCATAGTCCAGTAATTCTCGGCTTCAGTTTGTATTCCTATGAAATCATTTAATACCGTATTATTAGGCATTACCCATTGAGCAGTTATGCGGCTTGATTTAATGCGATTATCATAATACTTACTCCCTTCTCCGTCGCGGTCAAGTGCAAACCCATCGCCTGCCAGTTTTAATTCAGTGCCTCCAGTCGTACTGCCACTTGGCGCGTCGTAAATTTCTACTTTCCAAGTAGTATTATTAAAGCTCTTAAATGTTCCGTAGTATTTGCGTGCCATTATCCGCGTGAGTAATCGTTATTGTGTCGGTTTAAAACTATTGCCAAATCGCGCCCGCTTATGTGCGTGCTTGCTATATATCCTCCATCCCCATTGGCTGGGCTTATCATGTCGCGTAATTTATCAAGCGGCGCTATAACTTCGGGATTGCTACGCGCTCCCGGATATTCTCCCATCAATCCTAAGGTAGGTCCGTAAACTATACCACCATCGGCAAACGCTGTAAACTCTGGGCCTTTTTTAAGCTGCGCTGTAATTATTGCAGATCCTGCAACCAACGCAACACCCGCCGCCGCTGCGGCTATAGGATTGGCAAGTATTAATTTTTGAAATGCGTCCGAAGCTATGGCCGTGGTGACTAACGCCGTACCAAACGCCTTCATAAATTGCGCAACTGCTGCCAAAGCTGTTTTGCCAAAATCTTTAAATGCTCCTTCCTCCCCCGCAAGCATGCCACCTATTGCCTCGCCAAATGCAATTAAAGTGTTTTCAATCATGCTCTCAAATGCTGCATCCATTGTATCGCGTAATTGAATAAGCGCTTTAATAGTACTATCCCATTCGGTTTTAACATCAATTTTAATTTCAACTGGTTTTTTATTAATATCTTTTTCAAGTTGAGAAAAAGTATTCTTTAATTTCAAACCAACACCTTGTAAATCCGAAGGATTAATAAAATCAGATTTTAATTTTTTGCCAAATCCATCGCTGTAATGTTGCGCTGCTTTAAATCCAAATCTATTATAGATAAATGTATAGCTTTCAAGAGCTTTTGCAATTATTTCTTTTTCCTTTTCCGCTGCTGCCTTTCTGGCTTCAATACGCTTAGCATTTGCAGCAACAATATTTTCAGTAATTAAATCCTCACGCTTTACCTCCATCGCTGCCACTTGCTGCCCAATAGCGTTACGTTCTAAACTGCCAATTTTATAAGAATCGCGCAACTGCTTTTGCTTGGCTATTTTTTCGTCGAGAAAATTAATTTCTAAATCCCGTAATTCTTTTTCTGTTTTCCCTGCGCGTTTTGCGTTTTCTATTTTTGTTTTTAATTCAGCGTCATTAATCGACTGAATTAATCCCGCCATTTCCTCCGCATCTTTTTTCCGTTTTTCAAACATTTCATCCATCGCCTTAGACGCGGACTTCGTTTCTTTTTCAACAGAAGTAAGCATATAAGCCAAGCCGCCAAGCAGAGCCACAACAGCGCCTATACCAAGCGTTGCCATTGTGCCAGCGAATAACCGTGCAGCAATAGTTGCCTGCCCCATTACATAAGTTTGTATTTTTGCCGCTGCCGTGCTTAATCCAATACTCAAAGCTGATTCAGCTTGCAAGGCATTTTGTATGCTTTGCAGTGAATTTAAAACCAACATCATGCCTTGAATCTTGGCCATCGTTTTCTGCAAATCTTCGCCCTCCATACCCAATGCAGCCATGCTTCCTTCAACTACCCCAAACCCGGCAGCGACTGCCTGCGCTCCACCTATCACTGCATCAAGCCGCCGAGTATCGCTTGCAAAATATCCAATCTCTGCGCGCGTGTCTGAAATCTCATCCTGCATCCTACCAGCTTGCACAATGAATTCGTTAGCCATTGCTGCAAATTCAGGCCCCATTGCGCGGGCTTCCATTGCCATAGTTTGCAACTGACGAACTACGCGAGCGGTGGGTTTAGCATTGGCTAACGCTCCCAATCTATCCTGAATATCTTTAGCGGCCTTCGCTACATCCGCAGACATTTCTTTTCCGCCGTCCTGTACCAATTTAACGGCCTTGTTAAAATTGGTTTCAAGCTGCTTTATGTCTGCTCCAATGACAACGTTTAACCTGCTCATCTTGTGTAATTAATTATGTAATCCTGCGTAATTTGATAAACTCCAGCAAACGCTGACTCGTCATCTGTTAGCTCGTTTTGCGCGTCAAATTCTATTGTCTGCACTTTAACCGTTGCAAACGTACCCGGTAGCGTTACCGCTTCAAATGCAGTGCGAACAGCTGTAGCAACATTTGCAGCGCTCTGGTATGTAGTGCCAAATATAGAAACCTGAACACGCGCCCAATCTGTGCGGCTATGTCCTGATTTAGTCGGCGTTGGTACAATACTGATTAAGTTATAACTTATTGAAGGGAAAGCGCTTCCCTCTGGTATTCGCAGCGGATTTATGCGCGTGCTTACCAATGTAGTAAGCGCGGCGTTGCTGCTCATTATATTATAGGCGACTTTTACGGCGTTCATGCTTGAGCGATTGGCGTTAGTTTTTCAAAGATAGTTTTATATTTATCGATTTTCTCCGTTATTGTTAACGACTCACGCTCCCAATCAAAGGTAATTAATTTTAAAGGATCTACAGGTCTTTTGCTATGCGGCGACAACATAACCGCCGTTTGCCACCTAACCCGCTCCCATTCGTTGCGATATTGCGCCTGCTGCGCTTGCCTCATTCCGTGCAATCGTATGCGAAAATAACGCGGCGTGCATCGCTTATAATCATTTTCAAGCATGCACATTTCGCCAAATGCAATGCGCTCAATAAGCTGCCAAGTTAGCGGCGCGCCTTCACCCTTGGCCGTTACTTTCCCCCGTCTTCGTCGGTTTTAAAAAATTCCGTAACTGCTGCGCTGAATCCTTCCATAGCTGGCAATAATTCGCGAAAATTAGAAACCTTGCGGCCAAGGTCGGCAATTAAAATAAAGTGCTTTGGTTTTCCTTCAATTTCAGCGGCTTCATTAATAGCATGGTATGCGCATAATAATCCAAAATCCAATTGCTTGGCTATGTCGTTTCCGCTTTGCAAATCTGCAAAAGTTGACATACCAGCGTCCAACATAATAGCTTTAATTGAGTTCATGTTAAACGCCATTTCATAAGTTTTATTACCTAATTTAATTTCCATGCCACAAATATAACAACAAAAGCCCCACATATAGCAGGGCTATCATTATGAAAACCAACCAACGGTAAATTTAGATTGTGCCTACAGTCAACGCACCAGTGCCTTGAATAGTAGCAGTGAATGTTGCCTTGTCATTGTTAGGAGCTGACAAATTCAAGTTACTGAAAAATGCAGCACCGCTTAATTTTAGGTCGCCGCTTACGTTGCTGGTCATTACGATAGTAACGGAAGTACCTGCAGTAAGGTCGGTAATTACATCTTTCCAAGATAACGCGCCAGCCCCCACGCTGCCGTCCTCTTCAAAAATTCCTTCAATTGATAGTGTGTAACCTTTTTCGCCGGTTATAAACTCTTTCCAGCCCGCGCTATCTTTTGAAGTTACGTCGATCATGTCGGCCGTAATGTCGAAGCTGTTAGACGTAGCGTTTGCAATTTTTGTAAGTGTGCCGCTTATATCTTTATAGATAGCTATCAGCGTGCCGTTTACTGGTCCTGTAGTTGCCATGGTTATTGTAATTTATATTTTTTTGCTAATTTAGTTACGATTTTTGAAACGCCATTAAATATGCCGTTAACAATCGACTGCTTATTTTTATCTAACGCTGGGCGCATAAATGGCCGCGGCTCAATAGTTCCTGTATAACGCCCATTTTTTTGTATTCTTGGAGCTGTTCCAAATTCGTACATTACGCCCAAATAATGGTTATAATAATTACGGCGCGTGCCAATTAATACCGTGCTTTTATATTTGTCATCCTTGGAAGTAATAAATCCAATCGAATCGCGTAGGTCGCCACTATCTACAGGAGCCATTGCTTTAGCTGTAGCTATAACTTTGCGGCCTTCGTTACGCATTACGTTCTGCAATTCCTTACCTTCAATGCTTGCACCGACGGCTCGAAGCGCTTTAATAGTGTCCTCAATGCCAGTAACTTTATTCACTTGGTTAATTCGGTTTGAAGCTTTAAATACATTCGGCGCTGCAAATCTTGGATATTAATAATATTAAAATATTGCCCGCCCCACTCTATACGATGGTAAACGCTCACGCTTCCGTTATAACGTATTGTAAAATCAACCGTTTGTTTATGCTCGCGCCTATCGCCGTTAACTTGCTCAATGCCTGCCGGTGCTTCAACAACCTGCGCCCACTCCGTAGCATATTGCGCCCACGTCTGTAATTTCTCGCCTGTGTTGCTGTCCGTTGTGGTTGTGTACGACTGCAAACTAATAAGCTCGTCAAACTTACCCGCGTTCATATAAAGTAATTTGCTTTATAGGGATCAAGTAAATAATGTAATCCGAAATCCATAGTACTTGAAATAGTACCTGTAACAATTGCGGCGCGGTTATCATAATACTGCCCAACCAATAACAATGCGGCAAACTTCACCGACTGCGGCATAATTGCAGATTCGTCCACACCTGTAGCGCTTGGCGGCTCAAATCCTTCGATTACAGTTACCAAATATTTGGTAGTGTCGTCGGTCGT